TCGATCATATCATTATCCATTTGGTATAAGAGATATGTCAGATGCAGGTGGTATAGCAGATTGGTATTATTGGAAACTGTTAGATCCAAAGATAGATAATTATAGTTTTGCAGAGTATTACCATCCGGTCATTACTATGAGTGACCAAAATAAAATGACATCTAATGAGGATGGTAGGATAAGAGCATTTGATTTTTACAATGCTACTGCCTATCATATGGATGCAACATTATTTGGTCAGTATTTAAAAGAGAAAATTGCTTTACCGAATGGATTAAATTATATTACTGATGACGTAATTAAAGTTAATCAAAATGAAGATGGGTCAGTAAAAAGTTTATCAACCAAAGAGAATGGTGAACTAGAAGCAGATTTATATGTTGACTGTACTGGATTTAAAGCTTTATTATTAAGTGAAACATTAAAGGTTCCTTTTATTTCTTTTAATGATTGTCTTATAAATGATAAAGCAATAGCAACAAAACTTCCATATATTAATCCTGATAAGGAAATGGAATGTGTTACCAACTGTACTGCAATTGAAAGTGGTTGGGTTTGGAATATACCGTTGTTCAATCGAATAGGAACAGGGTATGTATATTCTAGTAAATTTGAAACACCAGAATCAGCAGAGAAACAATTTCGACAACATCTAGCTGGTGGTAATGGTAACATGGTTATTGGTGATACTCACAGAGTCAATGAAGCAAAGTTCAAACATATTGATATGCGACATGGAGTACATGAAACATCTTGGAAACATAATGTTGTAGGAGTTGGACTTGCAAGTGGATTTATTGAACCATTAGAGTCTACGGGTTTATTGTTAACACATGAAAATATTATATTTTTATTAAGAACATTAACCCGCAAAGATGGTAATGTAAATAAAATAGATAAAGATATGTGGAATTACTCGGTGAGAGATTGGGTTGCAGGTATGAGAGAATTTGTTTCTCAACATTATGCTTTATCATCCAGACATGATACACCCTATTGGAAGCATGTTACAGAAGAAATAAGTTATGATTTTGGACCTCTTGGTATTGCTAAGGATGAGGGTAATCTTATAACTAATAATGCAGACTTAGCTAAGAAATTAAATACAACATTTCAGTTTGATGATAACTTTTCTGGTTTATTATATATAGCTACAGGGAATGGATATTCACCAGTATCAAAACTGGAATATCAGGATATGCAACCAGAAATGTGGGATCAAATGAAAGAAGAACAAGTACAGCAAAAGGATAGATACAAGGGATTTAAAGAAAAATTACAAGTTCATTTGGATCAATTACCAACACATTATGAGTTTTTAAACGAAAATATATATAATTAAGCTTATAAATATTATAAATAACAATATAGGAAAAGGAAATGGCACTCACAAAAATTCATACTAGTAATATTGGTGAATCAACCCATGAAATGTATGGATTGTTATTAGAAGATGACCATGGCTATGGATTTAATACAAATTTAAAGATTCAACATACTAATGGTGGTCGCGATGATATTTCAGAAGTTGAATACAATGCTTTACTTGAAATATGGTGGGCAGCAGAAGGTTATAATTATATAATAGAAGATGGTCATTTTAAATTAGAAATTGCGTTGGCCTAATATAACTTGATAATAATATAAAAAGGAAATTAAACAATGGCTAAAATAGATTTAGGAAAGATAAATTTTGTATTTAGAGGAACGTGGGCTGCCCTTACTTCTTACACCGAAAGAGATGTAGTCGTTTATACTGATAGTAATATATTATCAACATATGTTTGTAAAACACCTGTTGGTTCGGCTACTGTTGGTGACATTCCTAGTGTTGTTGGTGTAGCTGATGCAAATTGGGCTTATATGGCTAGAGGGGTAACTGATGCTCTTGGAGCAATTCCGCAAGGTGCTAAAGGTGGTTCATTGATATCAGATGGCGAAGCTTCACAAACTTTTACAGTTGGTAATCATACGTTAGCTTGGACTGATATGGCAACAGCTACTACTGCAGTTAGTGGTGGGGCATATTTTTGTGATACTTCATCTGCTGCATTTACTTTAACATTACCAATTACACCGACAGCTGGTGATACAGTTTGGATTGTAGATGCTAAAGGAACATTTGCTACTAATAACCTCACAATTGCTGGCAATGGATCAAACATACATAGACAAGGAACAGATGTTACTATGAATATTAATGATGTTTCTAAAATGTTAGTTTATCATAATGCAACCAATGGTTGGATAATAACTGGATAATTTTATAATCGGAGATAAAAATGGTTGACTTAAGCACATTACTTTCATCGGTACATCCACCAGCTGGTGGCTCTGCTAGAGAATTTTGGATTTTCAATTCTATGCATTGGGTTACTCAAAACGGAGGTTGTTGTTTACAATGGACAGCACCGACTGGTACATCTTATATTAAATTTGAAATTTTAAGTGGCGGTGGACCCGGTAGTCCCGGAGGACCCGGTGATTGGGGACCAGGTGGAATGGGTGGTAATTATGCTATGAAACAAATATTTTCTTCTGGAGAATGTATTCAGGGTGGAAGTAATTATGAAACAAGGACTGGCTCTAATAGTAGTGGTCAGACTTGTTCTAGTTGTTGTACACAAAATGGCTCGGACAGACCTTGTGTTAGCCAAACTGGAACTTGTGAGTTATCTCCAAACATAGATACTGGAACTGCAGTTTATACTATATGTGCAGCCGGAACATCTAATTGTTCATGTTGTCTTGATTGTATGAACTTTCCTTGTAATAGGCATGGTTGTCCATCATATGTAAATGGACCGGGATTAGGAACAACAACAGGTGAATATCAAGTTGATAATGTAAATTTTTGTGTATTAGGTGGAACAGGTGGAACTCAATGGTGTGATACTTCTTGTAGTTGTTACAATTGTTTCATGCCTGGACAATGCTGTCACGATAGGTATAATGCAGGATGGAATCGTTCTATGTGTGTTTGTGGTTTTGGTTATGACCAATTCTTTGCAGGAACTTCAGGGTATGTATTTGCTGATTATAGTTGTAATAGCCATGAAAGTTCATCACCCGGACATCCAACAGGACCTTTTGGTGCAGCCTCTGGCCTTAGCGGTGATAAATGTTCTTGTAGTATACCTTGTTGTTCAGGTCATGCACATTGGCCTGGTGGTGGTGGTTATGCTATGTTAGATGATGATGCTCCCTATTACTCTGGTTTTGGAGCAGGCGGATTAGTAAAAGTAACTTATCAGTAATGGAGATATAATGGCTTTCCCGGAGATAGTAAAAGAAGTTACATATAAGATTCCAAATGAAAGATTCGGGATGGATGATTCTGAAGGTAAGACATCTAAAATGACCTATACCGGCCCTACTGAATTAGTATTATATATGGACAAAGAAACTGATAAAGTTGTTGATGCGTGGCATCCCGATGAGGAACCAGATCGACCACTTGCATTAGACTTATATAGAAAGACACTTAATTCTGATACAAGTGAAAATATATTACGAATGATGTTGTTATGGGGTGGTATTCCAATAACAAAACTTTATGAAGTTGAGGTAGGACCTGATACTGAACCAAATAGTCGTCTTGTAGATCCAACAGATGTTCGTGAGGTTTATCGTATTCCTGTAGATGATTGGGATGGTGAAAAATGGTTACCTTTACAATATATTAATCATCATAAACATTATTCTGACAATCGAGATGATACGGGAACAGAATCATGGACATGGGATTTAGTAAGAGCCAAACGTAATTTTGCTTTAGGGGAGTCGGACAATTCAGTAAATGAGGATATGCCTGCTGACTTAAATCAAAAATGGTTAGACTATCGTAAAAAATTAAGAGATTTACCAGAAGATTGGAAAGATGTACCTGTAGATTTAATTAGAGAACCAAGAGCACCAGATGATGATACTAAGGATGCTTTATTTGAAGATCCAGATCAACCATATATAAAAATTGCAGATAGAACTGATGAGGATAAACTAATGTTAAAACAATTTGTTAAAGGAGTAAAATAAATGGCTTGGATTACTAAAACCATAACATATAAAGTTCCTAATCAACGCCATAGCATGGATGACTCAGAAGGTAAAACATCCACAGAGGTATATCATGGGCCTAGTAAGTTAATTTTATGGTTATGTAAAACAGATAATACAGAAGGTGAAGATTATGGTAAAAATGATATTATGCATGTTTGGGACGCAGATGATATGACAGAACGCCCTATGCCACTTGATTGTTATCAAGTTGAATTAGATGCTACTGAAAGTGATGAAATGGCAGTACGTGCTGCTATGATAGCACCTAAAGGTGGACATGATAATGTCGAAGCAAAACTGAGCGGTGATGATTCTATTTCTGGACTTACTTTAAAGAAACCTAAATTTTATGAAGTTGAATGTGGACCCGCCGATCAATTAAATGCAATTATACGAGATCCTTCTTCTATCATGGAAGTATATGCTAAACAAGATATAGCAATAGATGCATATAATCCTGCTACTGGTACATGGAAACCTTTAAAATATAGAACTGGGATAACGGAAGATCGTACTGATGATAGTGTTAGAGTAATTAGAAATGGAAAGTTAAGTGGTTCAGATAATATGTTTAATGCTGATATGCCAGCTTCTTTGCAAAAGGAATGGACTGATTATCGACAGACGTTAAGAGATTTACCTGCAGATTGGAAAGATGTACCGAATGAGTTTATTGTCTTTCCGACAGAACCACAAACTGTGGATCTACGTTATGATGAAAAAACAGATAAAGATGATATTGTTTGGATTAAAGATAGATCAGAAGCTGATGCAGATGCACTTAAACAAATAGAAAATATTTCAAACGTAGGATAACTTAATGGTAGACTTAACTGATCTTTTAGCTTGGCAAGCACCAGCACCACCACCGCCGCCCTCATCCTCACCTAAAACATTTCATGTTTATAATATGAACTGGTGGTCAGTAACTAATGGTGGTTGTTGTATTGAATGGACTGTTCCAACTGATACATCTTCAATAAAATTTGAATTAGTAGGTGGTGGTGGTCCCGGTGGTTCAACGGGAGGAGACCATGATTCGGGGGTAGGAGGTCAAGGTGGGGCTTATGCAGTTAGAACTATTAACAATTTTGCTGGTGGTGGAGGATGGTATAGCACACCAGAAGTATGTATATCAGGTGGTGGTGGTTCATCGGCACAAGCCACCGTGGCAGTCGATCTGTCCACTGGTAAGTTAGGTGCTATTACTGTTACGAATGGTGGATCATCATATAGCACACAACCAGATGTTTGTTTTGTTGGAACAGCTGCACAAGGCAGTCCTGCAGGACATTTCATTGGTAATAATGGTCAAGGTGGTAGAGTATGTTCAACCATAGATGGTGGTGTAATAACAGCCATGACAATGATGCCAGATTTTTGTTCCACAGCAGGTAATGAATCTGTTTTTACTATATGTGCTGCAGGAACATCTTGTTGTAGTTGTTGTTGTAGTTGTGCCAGAAATTGTAAACATGGTTGCCATTCATATGCAACTGGAGATGGATTATATAATTTTTGTGCCATGGGTGGAGAAGGTGGTACTACACAAGTAGATATGTTGTCTAGTTGTTATACTTGTTATATTAATGGTACACAATGTTCACTTGGTAATTTTAATGGACCTTGGCACCATTGGCAAATTATGCCCGGCTATTGTGGTGCAGATTATGGTTTTCCGGGTTCACCAGGAGGTATGATGGTAAATTATGGTTGTTGTCAAGAAAATTTTTCATGGGCTGGTTCACCACGAGGACCATTTTCTAGTGGAGGTCTAGATGCTTTTGTGGGGGGTCATTCTTGTCATGGTGGAATATCCTGTTGTCAATCACATAGTTCATTTCCGGGTGGAGGTGGAGGTGGTCAACAAAGAAATACTAGTACAGGATGTGTAGCAGTTTGGGGCAATGGTGGATTGGTTAAGGTAACATATCAATGAGTCAATATATTAAAGGAGAAAAATCATGGCAGTAGTCAGTTTTAAAACACTCATGGGGGTTTCGGCCGTTGCCACACCAGTAGTAAAAGAGTTTACAATTTTTAATAGAAATCATTGGACTTGCGCAAATGGCGGCTGTTGTTTACAATGGACTGTACCAGCCGGTGTTCAAATGGTTAAGTTTGAAATTCTAAGTGGTGGTGGGCCAGGTGGTTCATCAGGACATTCCCACGAAGAACCTGTTGGTGGACAAGGTGGAAACTATGCTATGCAATATCTACTTGCTTCGGATAGTGAATTTACAGCAGGCACTTCACAATATTCTTTATGTGCAGCAGGAACATCTTTTTGTTCATGTTGTGACCATTGTTGTACTGCATGTAGAGATGGTTGTCCTTCATATGTAACAGGAGATGGTTTATCAAACTTTTGTGCAGTAGGTGGACGTGGTGGACCTACCAGTTGGGATGTAATGTCTAGTTGTTATAACTGTCAACGAAGCAGTCAATGTAATCAGGGAAATTATAGTGCTGGTTGGGTTCAGTCATCAACCAATCCGGGTTTTTGTGGCATACCAGAAACACCAACCCCTAAAAGTATGGGATATACGGGAACTTCAGGTGATATGCATCATGCTTATAATTGTTGCCAAGAAAATTTTACAATGGCGGGTGTGCCTACAGGACCATTTTCATCGCAAAGTGGTTTTGGTAAGGATTTATGTACATCAGATAATACCTGTTGTTCTGCACATTCAAATTTTCCAGGTGGTGGAGGAACAGGTATGGGTAGGGCAACTTCAAGTGCTTGTTGGGGTTTTTGGGGAGCAGGCGGATTAGTAAAAGTAACTTATCAATAAAAAGGATGAAAAATAATGGCGATATATAAAACATTACTTACATATAGAATACCCGATGAACGCTATGGGCAGGCTGATGTATTGGGAAAAACTAGTACTATACAATATGAAGGTCCGGAAAAATTAATTTTGTGGTTAACTAAAGATGGTAATAACCTTGAAGAAGCATGGGATGCAGATGATATGACAGAGCGTCCAATACCCGGTGATATGTATCAAGTTGAATTGGATGCTAAAGCAGGTGATAAGGAATGTCTTATAGCTGGAATGATTGGTCCTTCTACAGAAACCTATCATCCATTTGGTAATTTAAAACGCTATGAAATAAAAACTGGGCCTGATGATGTACCTAATAGTTCTATTAAAGATCCAACTTATCCAAGTCATGTTTTTGATAGGAATGATATACAGGAAAATATGTATGATCCTGAAACGAAACAGTTTAAGAATTTAAGATACCATGATAATACTTCTAACATGGATAACCTTGATGATGACAGGATACGACATAAAAGAAATATGTTGTTAGTAGCTTCCGATCATAGAGTAGCAGCTAGCGATATACCTGATGATATTAAAAAAGATTGGACTGATTATCGTAAAAAATTAAGAGATTTACCAGCAGATTGGAAAGAATGTCCCAATGAGTTGATTGAGTGGCCAAAAGATCCAGATAAAGCAAAAGGAGCAGCTGAAATGGAAGCATCAGGACAACCTAAACCCCTCATAGATCATTATGTTAAAATTGTAGATAGAACTGCTGAAGATAAAAAAGCAATAGAACAAATGTGGCCGATTGCTGGAGTTGATGAAAACGCTCCATAAGGTCGTAT